TAGAAGAAGTTAAAAAATTAACAGAAGGATTTGGTGTAACAGATGTTCCTTCTAATGATACAAATTCAATATCTACAATAAACAATAGAGAAATAACATTTAATAAAGATGAATTTAATAATTTAAAACGTAGATTTAACGAATTATCTTCTGTAGTTAATAATGTTTTCAAAGGATCTGTTCCTGCTGAGATTTCTCAATTGGTCAACGATATTAAAATATATTTTAATAAATAAGGAAATAATAAATGTCTACAGCTTATTTAGATCCTACTAGTCAATTATCTAGTAAAAAATTACCCCCAACGGGAACATATTCTAATGTTTTAGCTATGTTACCTGATTTAGTATATACATCTTCGGCGTTTATAACAGGAGCTGTTAACGCAGTAGCATTAGCCTATGACGTATATGCAGGTAATATATTAGATATAGAATTAGAAGAAAGAAATGTATATAGATTATATCAACAAGCTGTGTTAAAATATTCATATTTAGTAAATACACATCATGCTAAGAATATTTTATATGAAATGCTAGGATTTCAAACAGCAACTTTTCAATCTAATGGAAATATAGTATCAGGAAATGATGTTTCTTTAAAAAATCCTAATTTTTCTTTAGCATATGCTAGAAATATTGCAAACACATTTGGAGGAGAAATCGAAGTAGGAGGAAATATTCCAACATATTCAGCATCTTTTGATGCTGTACATGAACAACAGGATTATGATTTACAAGAATTAATAGGAAATTCCACTGAATTTAGTGGTATAGTAAATGGTAAACGGCTTATAGTTAAAGAAGTATTTTATAAAACACCCTATAGAGGATGGACATTTTTCGGAGGAATGGGAGGTTACGGATCTGTTGCAGGTTTTAGCAGTTATAATGGATATGCGAATAGATCTACTTTTCAGGTTACGCCTATATGGGAAGATAAATTACGTTTAGCCAATTTTGAAGATGCCTTATGGACCAGAACTTCGCACTATTCCTATGAATTAATCAATAATAAATTACGATTATATCCTATACCTAGACTTACAGGATACGGTGCTCCATTGAAATATTGGATACGTTTTTCTATAGACGATTCTCCTTTATCAGCTTCTTCTGGAGTTACTAATTCCTCTATAGAAGGTATAAATAATTTAAATACAATGCCTTTAGGTAATATTCCTATAGAAAATATAAATGCTCCTGGACATATGTGGATAAAAGAGTATTTTCTAGCTTTATTTGCTAAGGCATTGGCTTTAGTTAGAGGTAAATTTGGGTCTATTCCATTACAAGGTGGTAGAAGTATAACACTTAATAGTGGTGATTTATTATCTACTGGAAAAGATGACCTAAAAGAGTTGGAAGATAAATTGATAAAACTATTAGATGATATGGCTAGACCTGAATTAGCTAAAAAGAAACAAGAGCAAATTGAAGCTAATAATGCATTATTAGTAAATGTTCCTCTTTTTATATACGTTAAATAATATATGAACAATGATATAATATCTTTATCAGACCTTATAAATGCTTACTATTCTAATCATTTAAATAAAGGATCTTTATTGAGAACTTTAGAAAATTATATAAATACAAATGAGAAAACTTTATTACTATATGCCGATGTAAATTATTATATATCTTATGGAAATATAAACATATCTGATGTGAAAAAAGATATAAATGCTTTAGATAAAATAATATTAAAAACCACTAATAAAATTTATTTACATCGTAAAAAAATAGATAATAAAAATATAGAATTTGTAACATTTTTATTTATTTATAAAGATAATACCGTAAAAATAGATACGGAAATTTTCGAACATAAAAATAATAAAATTAAAAAATATTGGATTTCACAGATAAAAGATTTTGAATCATATTTAAAGGAATCTAATGATTTATTATTAAGAAAAATTGATGGTTTATTATTAGATGTAGCTGAAGTAAGAAATGAAGTTTTAATAAAAAAAGAAAATATTAAAAAACTAAAAAGATTTATGTATTTAGAAATGGATTAGTAGGAAAATATATGCCTAAATGGACCAGACCAACAGAAGGACCGCCACCCTTATTTGTAAATAAACCTGAAAAGGATTTTCAAAAGCAAATAGCAGATGAGGTTCAGGATTTTGTTTTACCCTATGAAGGGTTTTATTTTGCAGTTGATGCTGAAAAAACTAAATGGCATCCTATATATAAAGAATCTATTGAAAAGTTTTATTTTGATCCTATCTATATAAGATTTTTTGCCGATTATGAAGATCAGAATACTAAAACTACTAAATATGGAACAGATAGAAAATCTAAAATGGTTTTTCATTTTCATAAAAGAAGAATAAATGAAGATTTAAATATAGAAATAAAAGAAGGTGATTTGATCTATTATAATGAAGAATATCATGAAATAATTAAGTTATCAGAACCTGAGGCTTTGTGGGATCAAATACATTTTAAAAATGGTATTACAGCATATTGTGAAAAAAATAGAAATGTTCCATTGTTTAAAACTAAATAAAGGTTTTACAAGAATTTTTTCCTAATTATAGATGTATAAATTGGAGATTACTTAGATGTCAGAAAAACAATATAAAGCAGTTAGTCCTGGAGTTGAAATTAAAGAAATAGACAATTCTCAAACTCCAACAGTTTTTGAAGAACAAGGTCCAGTTATAATAGGTAGAGCAGAACGTGGACCTGCTATGGTCCCTGTTAGAATTAATTCTAATGCAGAATTTATAGAGTTTTTCGGAAATGTAAATAACAATCTTTCTTTATCCGATGTTTGGAGAGAAAATGTAACAATTGGTCCTTCTTATGGAGCTTTAGCTGCACAAGCTTCTTTAGCTAATAAAAATGCTTTAACTTTCGTTCGTTTATTAGGAACTCAACATGATGAGGCTACAGCAGCAGGAAGAGCAGGCTGGGCAGTTGGTGGAGATTCTGGAGACGGAGAATCTTTATCTTATAATACAAGAGTAGGAGGGGCTTATGGTTTATTCTTAATTCCTTCTGTTACATTGCCACAAACGGTAGCTACTGGAACACTGGCAGCAGTATTTTATTTAAATACTGGATCTATTGCTTTACATGGACAAGTATTAGGCACAACAGCGGCAAATTACATAACAACCGGAACTTCTTTATTAATAGAATCAGATGCAAATAAACAATTTAGAGCAGTTATAAAGAACTCTGTAGGCACTGTAATAGAAGATGTTACTTTTGGATTAGATAAATCTTCTGATAAATTTATCAGAAAAGTATTTAATACAAATCCGACTAAAATAAATTCTGATTTGTATACTTTTTCTAAGACTTATTTTTTAGGTGAAACATTTGAAGATTTTATATATAATTCTGATGAAATGTCAGGAATGAGAGAAGCTACAAAATTAGTAGGCTGTATATTAGCATTAAAAAATAATGTTACCGGAGATACTTTATCTAGCAGAAGAATTCCAGCGCAACATGGAAAGACTGGTTGGTATTTTTCACAACATTTAGGAAATAATGCTTCTTTTGAAATAGATAATGTTCAGAAATTATTTAGATTTCATTCTAGAGATTCTGGAGAATGGAATCAATCTCATATAAAAATATCTATAAGAAATGTCCAAGCAAGTGCAAATATTTATAATCCTTATGGCACATTTGATGTTCTTGTAAGAAGAATAGAAGATTCTGATCAAAATATACTAATTGTTGAACAATTTAATGGATGTGATTTAAATCCTAATTCTGAAAATTATTTGGCTAGAAAAATAGGGGATAAGTATATCGTATATAGTTCTACAGATAGAAGAAATATAGAATATGGTCAATATGATAATCAATCTAAATATATAAGAGTAGAAATTAATGAAGATGTAGCAGTAGGAGCAACAGTTCCAGAATTATTACCTTTCGGCGTATATGGTCCAGTTAAATTTAGAGATTTCTCTTTTTCTTCCGGATCTTTAACTAATGATTATGGCATGTCTGGATCTATGTTTGGTGAATATGTGAGAGCTGAGGGGGGATCTACTTATCCTAATTATCTTCAAGCTTTCGTAACTGGCGGATATGCTCTTCCTGATTCTGGTATGTTAATAACAACCGGGGCTTCTGGTCCTGTATGTTTCGGTGGAGGTACTACTTTTACCACTATAAAAACAGGCGCTATATTAATGCCTTATCCTCGTTTGCGAAAATCTACATTAACAGGTGCTTTAGGTAATCCTAAGAATGCATTTTTCGGAGTGTTTACAGATAATAGTTCTGATACTTTCCAAAAAGCAGTAAGAGATTTAACTAATGTTATGCCAAGAGGTGTAGATTCTTTTACGGCGGATTCAGCAGAAGGTACAGCATATTCTTGGAAATTTACCTTAGATGATCTAAAATATGTATCAGGTGGAGAATCTGATGTAGAATGGGTTTCTGGTTCTAGACAAGCTGGAACATCTATAACCTCTATAGGTTCTAACGGATGGAATTCAGTATTAACAGGTGGATGGAATTCATTTACTACATTATTAGCAGGCGGATTTGATGGTTTCGATATAACGGAAATAGAGCCGTTAAGAAACGAGGCAATGACTAATGCTACAGAAAAAACAAATTACGTATATAATACTATAAACAGAGCTATTGAGCTTTTGCAATATCCTGAATTGGTCGAATTCAATTGCGCGGCTATTCCTGGTGTTACTAAAGCAGGATTAACTAGAAGATTAGCAGAAGTATGTGCTCAAAGAGGAGATGCTTTAGCGGTTATAGATTTAGAAAATGATTACAAACCTAGATCTGAGAATAATTCTCCTGATTCATCTAGAAGACCAGCAGTATCTTCTGTTATAAGTTCTTTACGTTCTAGAGGATTGAATACAAATTATGCATGTGCTTATTTCCCGTGGGTATTAGGTGTTGATCCAAATACTAATTTACTTACGCATATTCCACCTTCTGTAGTAGCATTAGGCGCGTTTGCATATAATGATAAAGTAGCAGGATCACATATAGCTCCTGCTGGATTCAATAGAGGATCTTTATCATTAGGACACGGCGGAATACCTGTAAAAGACGTTACTTTGAAATTATTACAGAAAGATAGAGATGATTTGTATAAAGCAAATATAAATCCTATTGCTTTCTTAGAGAGAGAAGTTGTAATAATGGGTCAAAAAACTTTACAAGTGGTTCCATCTGCTTTAGATAGAATATCTGTAAGAAGAGGTTTATTAGATTTAAGAAAGAAATTCTCAAAGATTGCTGCTAGATTAGTTTTCGAACCTAATGTTCAAGATACATGGGATAGATTTAAGAATCAAGCGGAGCCTATATTAAGAGAAATGGTAACTAAATTAGGTTTAGATGATTGGAAACTTGTGTTAGACAGTAGAACAACTACTCCTGATTTAATAGATAGAAATATAATATATGGAAAAGTTTATTTGAAACCAACAAGAGCAGCAGAGTATTTCTATTTAGATTTCAATATCAGCAATTCTGGAGCAGCTTTTGCGGAAGTATAATACTTATAGTATAATAAGGGAGATATAAAAAATGGCAGCACCTAACGTATTTTGGGCAAGTCCTGTAAACGAACCAAAAAGATCATATAAATATATAGTTTCATGGGCTAATGGAGATATTCCGTGGTATTTAGTTTCATCAATTGATTTGCCTAAAATAGAAATTGGGCAAGCAGAAACTCATGCACTAAATCACACTTTTAAATGGACAGGCAGACCTACTTGGCAAGATATAACAATGGAAATAACTGATTCAGAATCATTAAATGCTGTAAAGGTTTTAATGCAAAAGCTGAATGAAGGGGGATATACATATCCTCAAAGACCTACTCAATATATGACAATATCTAAACAAGGTTTTATTCAAGCATTTGGTCAATTGGTTATAAAAGAAATTTCATGGGATTCTACAGTTTTAGGAGAATGGAAATTCTTAAATGCCTGGATAAAAAGTATAGACCCTGGTAAAAAAGCATATGAATCAGACGAAGTTCAAAAAATTTCTATGTCTGTTGTATATGATTGGGCAGAATATACAACAGAAAATGCTGGTTTGATGTTAGATGAAAGAGTTATTAATACTTAATAATATAAGAGGTATAAATGAGTACAACTACTAATAAATTTCCAGATTTGGTATTTCCATCATATACAGATATGGTGGATTTACCATCTAAAGGAAAGTTTTATTTAAAAGGACATCCTTTATTTGAACAAACATCCGTAGAAATAGGTCAAATAAGAGGACCAGAAGAAGACATATTAACAAATAAAGATTATATAAAAAGAGATATAGCTGTTGATAAACTTTTACAATCATTATTAAAAAATGATCAACTTAGACAAGATCATTTTTATGATCAATTACTGATAGCAGATCAAATGCTATTAGTAACTCAAGCTAGAATAACTGCTTATACTTTCGATTACCCTTGTGCAATAAAATGTTCAGAGTGTAGAGAAACATCTAATTTCTCCTTTGATCTTAGAAAATATACAGTAAAAACACCATCTTTAGAAAATGATAAAGATGTTTCATATAATGAAGAAACAAATGAATTTTTAGTGTCTATTCCAGATACTCAAATAACTTTGGTTATTAAACCATACACAGTTGGGATTCAGAAGAAAATAAAAAATAAAATTCTAGCTAAAAAAGAAAAAAACTTAACTAAAAAAGAAAAATATGAGGATATAATTGTTTCAATTAATGGGGAATCTGATAGAAAATATATAAATCAATTTTTCGAAGTTATACCGGCCTTCTATTTAAAATGGTTAGAAGCAGTTATAGAGGATATTAATATACAAATATCTTTTGAACAGGAATTTGTTTGTAAATTTTGTCAACATACGCAAAATTTGGAACCACCTTTTACTTTGGATTTTTTATATACCCCGAAAATCCACAGGAAGAAATAATATCTGTATCTAATCCAGTGCTTTTAGGGGTAAATAATTTATTTTTCACTATTTCAGAAGCAGATAAAAAAAAGATAGCATTACATGAAGATTTGGCAAATATGCAAGCACAAAATTGGGATTTCATGTATGCATATTCACTGCCAGTAGGTTTGAGAATATTCTATATTAAAAAAATAATAGAACGTATAGAAGCTGAAAAAGAAGCAATGAAAAATATAAAATAATGGATAACATTAATGTTATCCATTATTTTTTTATTTAACATAATTAAAGTCAGGAAGTTAAACTAAATGGCAAAGATAGAAAATTCAGATATTGAACAAGCATTAGCTAATATAATAAAGAATAAATCTTTAGATCGTATATTAAACGAAGAACAACAAGATGTAAGTAAATATCTAACTGCTTTTTCTAATAGAATTAAAGAAGCTACAGACGCTGTTAAGTTAGCTGAAACTGCTTTTGAAAATATAACAAATAAAACTGCTATACGAATGCAAAACGAAAAAGCTGTTTATGAGAAATTTCATAAACAATTATTAGAAATATTAAGTAAAACAGATGAAAAACAACAAGCAGAAGCATATGATAAGTTAAAAAATGAAATAGAAGCATTAACTGATATAACGGATGATTCCAGAATAGCTTTAAAAGAGTTCATAAGTATTCAGGAAGAAGTATCTATTTTAAAAAAAGAAGAAGCAGAGGCTCTAAAAAGCGAACAAAAACATAGAAATATGTTGGAAAGAATTAAGACATCTAGTCAATCTAATGTAAGTTCTTTATTTAAAGCTATTGGATTATCTTATGAAGGAGATCCTCATAATGTAAATGCTTTATTTAAAGGGTTAAGTTTGATAAGAGATGGTGAAGTACAAGAAGGTATAAATTCATTATCAGCCTATGCGGATATGGCAGCTACTGCTTATAAAAACATGTTGGATCCTTTAAATATAGCTGTAAATATGTTAGGATTATTTAAAACAAAAACATTAGAAATGTTTTTACAAGTAGATGCTATAACTGCTAATTTTTTAAAATCAACAGGAGCTACCTCTAAATTTACAGATGTATTAATGGATGCATGGGATTTAACTAGAAATTCAAGTATTTCTTTACAGGAAATGTCTGATACAGTAAAAGATCTTATGGAAAATTATAGAGGTTTTACTTTAGCATCTAAAGAATCTCAAGTAGAAACATCTGTATTTACATCTTTAGTTGCTAGATTAGGAGCTGGAACTACTAATGCAGCTAAAATATTTTCTTATTTTTCAGATACCCTAAAATTAGGGGTTACGGAATCTAAAAGACAATTTTCTTCTTTATTAGGTTTAGTTAAAACTACAGGAGATTCTATACAAAAAGTTACAAGTGATTTTATAGCTTCATTACCTGTAATGGGAAGATATGGTTCTCAGGCTTCAGAAATTTTTAAAAAAGTATATGCAACTGCTAAGTCATTAAGAATAGAAACTTCTCAATTATTAGAAATAGCTTCTCATTTTGATACATATGAAGATGCTGCACAATCTGTAGGAAAATTGAATGCTATAATGGGCGGACCGTATTTAAATGCTATTGATTTAATGAATAAGGATCACGCTGAAGTAGTAACTACTTTAAATCAGGCATTTAAAGCTACAGGAAAAAGTTGGGAAGCTTTAGGAAAATATGGAAGAATGGCATTTGCTGCTGCGGCAGGTATATCTGATATGGATCTTGCTCAAAAATTATTTAACGGTTCTACAGCAGATGCTGCACGTTTAATGAGACAAGCTTCTTTAGAACAAGAGGAGTTAGCAGCAAAAAATAAAAGGGCCACAGATATAGCAGAATTATGGAAAAATGTATTAATGCAAATAGGTGCTGTTTTGAATCCTCTTATAGAGGCAGTGCATTGGTTAGTAGGTGGAATATTATCTATTTCAGATGCTTTAGGTAAAGTTTCTGGACCACTTCGTGTTTTAACTATTCCTTTATTATTTTTATTAACATCTGTTTTAGCAGGTGTTGGATCCGGTATTTTCAGTTTAAGTAAAAAAGCTGCATTAGCAGTTGCAGGAGGATTAGGATCATTTTTTACAAAAACTTCTCAAATCGTAGAAAAAACTAATGAAGTAGCACCCTCTGTGTCAAAAATTGCTACTGCCTTTAAAGGGTTAAGTTTTGTTGGAGGAATATTAGGAGGAATTGCTACAGGTATAACAGCTATAGGATCTTCTTTAATAGGTGTAATGGCGGCTTTAGGAAAAGCATCACCTGTAATTGCTGGAGGTATTTTACTAATTGGTGGTGCAATTTCAGTTGTTCAAGGTTTATCTCATTGGTTATCTGAATCTCCTTCTGAGGAATTGGAAGATCTTATTGATACTGTATCAGAGGCAGGGCCAGATATAGGTAGAAAAATGAGAGATATAGGAAAAGGAGTCGCTGATTTAGTTGGAAAATTTAATAGTTCTATATCACAATCCACTGTAGAAAGTTTTACTAATCTTATAGAATCTATAGCAGATAATTCAAGCAGAATGTCTAATATAGTAGCTGCTAGTGTGATACAGGCATATTCTAATTTAGCAGATTCATTCGGTGATTTATCTATAACTCCTACCAAAGTAACAGAAATGAAACAATTTACAGATAATTTAGTTACATTAACTGATAATACAAAATCATCAGGTGTTATACCTTTTATAGAAGCTGTAGATAAAATGTTTAAATCTATGAATAAATCTCAAAATGAAAAATCTAGACAAAACATAGAAATTAAAGTATTTATAGATGGAAAAGAGTTAAAAGATAAGTTAGTAAAAACCACTATAAATCAAATAACTGATCAACTTAGACCAAGGGAGACAGGCTAATGCCATTAATGAACTATGAAAAACAAATGAAAAACGATGGACACGTTTTTCGAGTAGAAGCTTTGCATATACGTGATATAAATGGTCAACCTGACTTTGTAGAACTTTTACCTTATATAGAAAGTTATTCAGAAAATTATGATTCCTCTTGGAATGAAGAAGAAGTATTCGGTAGAATGGATGGAATTTCTAATTTTACTTCAGTAAAAAGAAGTTTTTCTATATCATTAAGAGTAGCTGCTGGATCTTTAGAACAGGCCAGAGAAAATCAATTTCGTTTATCTAAATTAATTCGTTTTCTATATCCTGCAATAACCCCAGGAACTGAGGGTAGTTTTTTCTATAGAGGAGCACCTATATTAAAATTAAAATTAGGAAATATAATATCAGATGTAGCCGGCGGAGCGAATGGAGGTTTGTATGGATATATACAAGGAGGATTTTCTATTGTGCCATCTCATAAAGACGGGTGGTTTACTCCTAAAAAACAAATATTAGTAAAGGATTCCAAGAATTCTAAACCATATACCTCGCCAGTTAATGAACAAAGACAAGACATTTCAACAAAAGGACAATCTGAAAATGCTGTAACTTTATTTTTTAAATATTTTGATATAAGTTTTACCTTTAAGGTATTACATAATCACGTATTAGGAACAAATGCTACTTTATCAAATCAAGGAACTTTTTCTTATTTTCCATATGGAGTAAATAACGCAGATTTTTCTAATAATTCTGAATTGAACCCGGCAGATGTTAGCACAAGAAGGGAATGGGATGATTCTAGTATGTTAGATATTTTTAAAACATTAAATACAGATAATTCAAGCCTGGAAGATCCTAATGTTTTAAATAGAAGTATATTAATAGATGATATAAGAAAAACTATGATTGATAGTCAAATAAAATTATTAATGAAAAATAAAAGGTTAGATTAAAAATATGACTATAAGATATTCAAAAACAAAAATTTTTACAAATGATTATATAGAATATAAACCTTTATTCGAAAACAGAGGTCTTCGATATATTAGACAATTTGCTACTAATACTTTATTATACCCTACAGAGGAAGATATAGCAGAATTTAAAGTAGATAGATATATGTGGAAAATAGGTGATGCAATGTGGCGATATGCAGCACAACATTATGGAAGAGCAAATTTATGGTGGGTAATAGCTCATTTTAATCAAAAACCAACAGATCATCATTTTAAAGTAGGAGACATTGTATATATACCATCACCACTCGATAGAGTATTCAGGAGTTATGGATTATGATAAGTTATAACGATTTAGATCAATATATATTAATAAAATATTTAGATAAAATTGTTCATTGGCATAAAGAAAATGAAAAAGAAAATCCTTATAATAATTTAATACTTGTCAATGGTGATAGACCAGATGTGACATTTAATAGAGTATTAAATTGTGATAAAGATGTTTATAAGTTTTTTAATAATTTAAATTCTATACAAAAAGCAGCCATGCTTCCTAAAATAGAATTATATCATAATACAAAATCTGGGTATAAATTAATAAAATTTAGAAATTATCCAGACTTTGAGGAACTTAGAAATTTTTCTACAAATGTAAATACTAAATTTGGATTTCAAGATAATGAAAAACAAGATGGTGTAGGTTTAAAAAAAATAACAATTAATGATAAAAATCAAAATCCTGGAAATATAAATATAGAATGTTCTATAGAATTATTTTTCGACAATATATTAGCATTAACTAATAGTTCTATATTGGAATTAATAAAAACTCCTGAACCTAGACAAAGTAAAGATGAAAAAAAATTTAGATTAAAATTAGTTGCTGGCTGGCAAACTCCCGTTGATGCTAGTCAGACAGTATTTACACCTAAAGAATTAGAATTAATTGAAAAATCTAATACAGTATATTTATTATCCTTAGTTAAACATGAATTAAATTTCAATCAAAATGGATCCATTTTTTTAACAATTTATTATCAAGGAGCATTAGAAAAATATTTAGCATCTTCTTCTGATATGGATATTTTTAGCACATCTTCTACTGCTCAATTAATAAAATTTTTATCAGATAGTCCATCAAATAGTGCATATTTATCGTCATATATAGCAGAAACTCATAATAAAATATTATTAGAATCACAAATAGCAACATTGTCTAAAAACAAACTAACACCAAGTCAGTCTAGACAAATTGATTTATCACAATCTCCAACAACTGAAGAAAATAAAATAAATGATAATATAGATGATCAAATAAAAGATTTAGAAGAAAAATTAACAGATTGTTTAAAAATAATATCAAATATAGAATTATTTGTTATTAAAGATAAATATTCTAAATTCATAAGAGCTCTAAATAGTACAAATAGAATATTCTTTTTACCAATTATTCAGGATGTCTACATGGGTTTAGCCAAGAATTTATTTTCTAAATTTTGGGAACCTATATTAGATGCAAACTTAGTAACCTCGTATCCACAATTTGCAAATTCTACTAGTAATACTGAAGCTTTTTTGCAGATGAGACGACAACAAGATTTAATATCAAATCAGTTTTTAGATAAAATAAAAGAAGCGAAAGAGGATAGTGAATTATCTGAAATAATGACAGGGTTTATAGAAGGATATAATCACGCGAATGTTCCTAGAGATATTGACGGAAATGCGACACTGCCCGGGCGTGGGCGTGGTCCATTACCTCCAAGGCCGGTTGATTCTATAAAGTATAGATACATTACATACACAACTTTAGGTGATATAATAAACATAGCACGTTCCTTTGTTTATATAGATCCTTCAGATAATATAGAAATAATAATAGGTCCTATAGTTATAGGTAATCTGTCTATAAATATAGCTAGTTTTCCTATAGCTATTTCTACATTTATGGTATGGTTTGTCAATACAGTGGTTAGACAAGCTAAAAGAAAATACCATTTTTGGGAATTTATTTATGATATTATAAATGCATTATTGACTCCTAAATTACAAGCTGTTGGTTTAATTCCAAAAGAAACCGTTACATTAAATATAACAGCAACTCCAGTTATATCTGACAATAAATTAGAAAAAGGTAAAACATATTTAGATACAGAAATATATTTCTTTCTATCCAAAAACATATTTGATATAAATAACATATATTCTTATCTTGTTTTATATGGACATGATTATGAAATAGATAAACGAGATGGAATATTAGAAGAAGATATTAAAGATGGTATATATCATTATAGTTTATCTAAAGATAGAGGTATTATAAAGAATATAGATTTCTCTAAAATAGATTTTCCTAGAATGCGAGATATGAGAATAACTACAGAAGGTTTCAATAATGTTGGAGATTTATTAAGAGAACATTATAATATGAATTTGAAATGTGTAGGGTCTCCTTTATTTATTGTTGGTGGTCAGGTATATTTTGATGGTGCATATTTAGGCGAATCAGGTAGAAATATAACAGAATTACTAGGTTTAGGCGGATATTATCTTGTAACAGGTATTGAATCTATTTTTTCTCCAGATTCTTACGAAATGGATATAAAATGTTTATGGACAGCAATGAGAAAAACAAGTGCCGAAGCTTATAAAATTGTAGCTATTGGTAAATCAGAGGAATCTAAATGATTAGTGATTTATATGACATAAATGATAAATATACTTCTCTAGTAACAGGAACTAATCTTATGGATTTTTCTTCTGTTAGAAATTACGGATTTATATCTAATGATAATTTATATATTCCAAATAATCAATATATAAAAATAAATACAAAATTGCCTGCCATCAATTTTCCAGATTCAAATCAGGCATTAGAGAACTTACTGACTCATCTAAGGAGCCATTGCCAATTTGGTAGAATACCACCAACCTCTAAATTTCACATTAATAATATTAAAATAACAAAATCATATATAAATATTCATGATATATATAAGCAATATATGTTGATATTATTGGAAAAATTTTCGTTAAATATAAATAAAGATTATTTATATTTTTCAGAATTTTTTAATGATTTTATAAATTTTAACTTTTCTGAAATTTTATTTATGAGTGATTTTTTAAAAACTGAAACTATATCTGTTTTTTCTACTGGTTTAGCATATAAAATATTTGATGAGTCAGTAAATGAAAAAGAAATATCTTCCGAATATATACAAGATAATTTTTTTTATATATTTAAAAATATATGTTTACACTATAATTTTATTATTGACAAGTATATGCCTTGGATTATAGTATATAGAGTCACTGATTCATATATACAGGATAATATAATAAGATATATTGATGTATATGAATCGGATTTAGATTTATTTTTTAAAGTATGTAAGCAATTATATATATATTATGTTAATAATATCCTAAATAAGGATAAATATGCTCAAGTAAATATATATGATTTTAGCATATCTGATGATATATTATTACAAATATATATTAATAAAAAACTAAAAAGATCTTTTTTATCAACAATAGATTCTAATGTAGAAAAATTATTGAGATTTATTAAAAAAAATACAGAAATAAATGGATTAAAAGATAGTGCTTACAAGCTCAATAATATCAGAGAAAAAGATTATTCCATTTATAAAAATTGGTAATAAATATATATTAGATAATGATATATATGATTATTTACCTATCTTACCTGATAGTGTTTATTTATCAATCTTTTTCGAAAAATCATTTTTATTCCGAGATGATATAATCTATATTCCTTGTCTTATAAATTCTTACAATTATAAAACATATATAACAGGTAGTTATAATTTTAATTCTTTTACTTTAAATTATAATATATTTAAAGCGGAATTACGATCATTATATGCATGTAAAATACCTGTTTTAAATTTTCTAGATTTTATAAATATATCAACTGTTATATCATTTTATAAAGAATACAAAGAAGTTTTATTATATATATATGAAAAGTATAAGAATGTAGTAGATTATGAATATAAAACAAAAGCATTTATAATTTCTGAATACATTTCAAATAATAAATTGTCTTATGCGTCAAATTTTGTTAGGATTTTGTTTAATCCTTTTACAGATTATGGAAGGTTTGGATTAAATGCAAATTCTTTTAATATATTATCTTTGCCAAAAGATAAAAGATCTCAATTAGAAGCACCATCTGATTATCAATTGTTTGAATATGACTATAATGCTTTTGAAATAAGGGTATTGTTATCCTTATTAAATATAAATCAACCTAAAGGTGATTTATATGAAGTATTACATGATATGTCTTCCGATTACAGGTCTCGTTCACAGTTTAAACAATTCCTGATATCATCAATATATTCTCAAAATGAATCTAAAACGTTATTATTCAAATTAATGAAAGATAGACATTTTTATGAAAAATATCCCATAAAAAATGGATTTGTTACAAATGTTTTTGGAAAAACTATGGATTGCGATAGATATCATTTATTATCTAGAATTTTGCAATCATCAGCAGCTTATATATTATATCAACAAATGTATGAATTAATTCTCTTTATAGAAAAGTTTAATTTAAATACAAAACTACTTTTTTGTATACATGATTCAGTATGTTTGGCTATTCACAAAGATGAAAAACAGCACATTGATACTTTTAGACAAATATTATCTAATGTGACTATAAAAGAATTAAATTATTCTTCATCTTTTAATATTAAAATAAAACACGGTAAAAACTATGGAGATATGAAAATATATGAAACTTAATTTAATTGGAATAGGTCCTATTTCGTCAAAAATAGTATCTAAGATAAACGATGAAGGATGTATAACTTTTGTATATTTTGATAATATAGGAGGGTTTGATTTAGAATCAAACGAGGTTGCTTTCCAGGCAAGTCTATCCAATCTGAGTGTAGATATGTCTAATATACAAGAAACCTATTGTTTTGTAGATTCTAAGGAAGGTATAGCGGGTATCACTTTATCTTTATTACAAAAATTTTCGGATAAAGATATAACAGTATTTATAATTACACATAATTGTCAATCTGTTACAGAAAAAGCAAATCAGAAAATTATTTACAATGTATTGCAAGAATATGCAAGAAGTGGAGTATTTAAAGCTCTTTTTATTATAAATTATGATAAATTATTTGATTATATTGTATATAATATGCCTGACGATATTAATATATCAATATATGATATAAATGAAAAAATAATTGACAAGGTAATTTTCGGTGTCCATATATACTGGAGACTTCTCAACGAAACATATATCGAAGGTGAGAAGTTATTATTCGATGATACTATTTATAGAATCAAAACGTTCTTTGATCTACTAGAGAATACTGATTATATGTATGAAAATTTATTATATATAGGTAATAAAATAGTAATTAAAGGACTTTGCGATGTAATGCAAAAAAAAGATTTGCTAAATTTACAAGAATTTAAAAAAGAAATGACGATTAAAGGAAATAGATATATTTTACTTAAATCAGAGTTTCCTTTTCTTTTAGGCATTGCTGAAACTAAAATAGTACAATAAAGAACAAAATAAAAGAGGAATATAATATGACAGCACAATTAAACAAATATCAAGAATTACTACTAAAAAATAAATTTAATCCAGAAACAATTGTTCCAAAACAAGATCAAAAAGAAGAAGATTTTAGACGATCTTTTAAATTAAAAAATGGACCGAATGATTTCAGAGTTATACCTTGGGATGATGGATCTATTATTCAAAAATCTTGGATTCATATGAATTTAGGTGTGCCATTTTTCTGTCCTAATAAATTAGATAAGTCAGAAAAATGCGCAGATTGTGATTTTGGATGGAAGTTATATAATGATAATGGTAAAAAACATACTGAAGAATCTAGAAGTTTCTTAGCCCAAGAAAAATGGACTTTGAGAGGTATATTTAGATCAGAAGAGAAGGAAGACATAGCTAAATATGGTTATCCAAAGATTCGTTTTATAGATATGTCTCCTACAAATGGTACAACTATTGAATCTTATTTTACAGCTCCCCAAATTAAAAAATGGGGAAATATATCTGATTTCTTTACAGGTAGAGATATAGAGCTTAATAAAGATGAAGCGAAAGCGAAAGCAAGACAAACTTCTGTTACTATAGAAAGAAGTGCGGTGCAATCTACAATTTTTTCAAACATATCTCCACAAGATCCTTCTTTTGAAGATATGTTCGTAAGAATGTTTGAAAATACACTATCTAATGAAGAAAGATTTGAAAAGAAATCCTATAAAGAAATATTAGATTTAATGGAAAGCTACAGAAAGAAATCGGCTACTAAAGAAGATACGGAAGTAGAAGATTTTTCCGTAACATCTACAGGTTTTTCCGCAGCTTCTGCATCATTATCTAATGTAAATGAAGATTTAGATAATTTAGTAAAAAGAATCTAATAAGTATAATATAATAAGTCTCCATAAAACAGTGTAAAACCTATGCTGTTTTATGGAGACTTATTGTATATGGAGAACTATAATGTCTGAAAAAGAAGAAAAACCAGAAAAAGAAAAAAAAGTTAATAAATTTTTATCTGCTTTGGAAATAAAAGATGTAATAAATAAAGCAACTGGTAATAAAAATGCATATAATTTACTAATGGATGATCCTACATCTGTTCCTGGATGGATAGAATCAGGTAATAGATTATTAGATTCTAATATATGTGAAGGGAAAAAAGCAGGACTGCCAGAAGGCAGAATAACAATGTATGCTGCTGAATCTGGAGTTGGAAAATCATTTATAGCAATTGAGCATTGTAAACATGCTATAGATAGTGGAATTCATCCCGTATATTTCTGTTCAGAACCTGGAGGAATAGAATCGGACTTTTTATTAAAAGTTTTAGGTGAAGAACGAATGAAGGACTTCACATATGTAGAAATAACTTTTATGGAAGAAATGTTTGAAACAATAGAAGCTTTAATGGCAAATACAAAAAATAAATATTTATTTGTTTGGGATAGTTTAGCGGCAACTCCTTCAAGAATGGAAACAGAAGGAGGTTTTGATGCCTCTTCTTATTTTGCAGTTGCAGCTAAAGCAGCAGCTCTTGGACTTAAAAAAATATTAGTTCCTCTTTCGAGAAGAAATTGTACATTATTAATTTTAAATCAAGTTAGGGAAAATATTGGAGCTACTAAATATGAACAATTAAGTCCAAGTAAAAAATTCAAAATACCTGGCGGAAAAATGGTAGTATTTTGTTGTTCTTTAGTGTTATTGATATTTACAAAAGCAACAAAAGCTGCATCACTTGTGGATGAAAATGAAGTAAAAATAGGAAAAACAGGAGAAGCTTATTTTCTAAAATCAAGATTTAGAACAGAAGGTAGATCTATACCTATAGCATTTACATGGGCAGGGGATAATCCTCATTTTCATGATGAAGAATTGTGGGCAGAAGCATTGAAAGAAAGAGGATATATAAAATCATCAGGACCTTCTACTAAAATAATGTTCAAAGATGGTACAGAAGTTAAAATAAAATTAGACAATTGGATGGAACATCTAAAAGATGTAGAATTCAAGAAAAAAGTAGAAGAAATATTAGATGACGCCTTTATATACAATTATAAAGGTAATCAAGAAAATACATCTAATATATTAGATATGATTGAAGAGGATGTATAATGAATGTAAATAAAGATGATGACATAAGATGGTATATAGAATGTATTAAAGAATATTGTTCATTATATGATATACAAGATTATTATTCATTATATACTATACAATGGATAGATTCTGTTTTTGAAAAATGTCCGGCAGATTAAGGAGATGACAAATGATCAATTCTTTTATAAAAGAAGAAGTAAAAAGTAACAAACGTGTAAAATTTATATTTTATAGAGCAAAAAATTTATGGTATGAAACAGAATCTGGTTTTCCATTTCCAGTTCCTTTAGAAGATATTGGAGATGCAACATTTATGGCAGAAGATAAAGCTATATTATTTATGAGATATATTAGAAAACATAAGGAGTTATTAGCAGGTAAAGATAATGATTAATTATATTAATTTTGATCAGCCGGATTGTATAGTAAAAGCTGGACAACATTACAGACATTATAAACATGGTAATATGTATACTGTTATATGTATTGCTATAGATTGTGAAAATTCTTCTAAGTATTTAATAGTTTATCAAGGTTGGTTATCTGGTAAAATATGGGTAAGATCTTTGGAAGATTTTACATCAGATGTAAGTAATGAAGAAGATATAGTTGTACCTAGATTTGAATTAGTAGGATCAATCAATAAAATCAACCGACAGGATTCTGAACAAAGTTACTTTTTGAAAGAATTTTTAAAAAATTCTAAGTGAATATGAAGGAAAGTAATAGACTATGAATAATCCAAAAAAAATTTTATTAATAGATGGAAACAATATGCTTTTTCGTGCATATTGTGCTAATCCTGCTTTAAGTATAAAAGGACATCATGTAGGAGGTATATTAGGATTTTTATATTCTTTGCAAAAAGCTATTAAAGATATAAATCCACATAGAATTTTTATTATTTGGGATGGAAGAGGTGGCTCTAAAAAAAGAAGAGAAATTGTTCCTGAATATAAGGAAGGTAGAAAAGCTCCTAAACCAATGACTCTTAATAGGACACATGATATACAATTGAGTCCTGAGGAAGAAAAAATATCTTTATATTATCAACAAAGTAAAGTAATAGAATTATTAAATAATTTACCTTTTATTCAATTATGTGAAGAAGGTGTAGAGGCTGACGATTTTATAGCCCATTTATGTCTAAAATATTCTGGACATGACAACTATATGAAAGTGATTATATCTAATGACAAGGATTTTATACAACTAACTAACGAGTCTACAATATTATATAGACCTGCTAAAATGGAGTATGTAACATATAAAAGTTTCTTATTGGAAGAAGGAATACATCCAAATAATATGGCATTAGCAAGAGCTATAGAGGGCGATATTGGTGATAATTTAGATGGTGTAAAAGGTGTAGGTAGAAAAACTATAATAAAAATATTTCCTGAGTTTTCTAAATCTGAAATTATAACTTTAGATAGTTTCTTCAAAATGTGTGAAGAAAGATCTGTTAGAAGTTCTAAACTTATCTTAGAAAATAAAGATAAAGTTATAAGAAATTATAAAGTTATGCAGTTGTATACACCTATGGTTCCGATGCTAGCATCTATTAAAATAGATAATCAGATACAGTCATATTCACCTAATGTAAATATTTCATCATTTAATGATATTTTATTACAAGAAGGTATAGAGAAAACATATTATACACATATGACAGATCATTCGTATAAAATGATAAAGGATTACAAAAATGAATGAAGAAATTGATTCAACAGACGATTTAAATTTAAAACCTAGTAAAGCATCTTTTTCAAAATATCCAGAGCATTTTCAAATTAATTTAGTTAAATTGATTTTAGAAGATAGAGCATTTGCTGCCCAAATGCAAGAAGTATTAGAAATATCATATTTTGATAACGATTATTTAAAAATAATTGTAGAGAACATCTTTAATTATAAAGATAAATATGGTACTCATCCTGCAATGGATACAATAGATATGCTTTTTGCAACTCAGCTAAAATCAACAGATCCATTTAAAAAAGAACAAGTTTTAAAATTTTGGGAAAATTTTAAAGAAAATAAAACAGTAGAAGATCCAGATTTTTACATGAAAATAGCTTTAGATTTTTGCAGATCAGAAAAAGTTTTGCAAGCTTTACAAAAATCTATACCTTATCTTAAATCAAATGATATTGATATATTCATGGAAAATATGACAAAGGCAGCTTCTTTAGGTAGCTCACAAAACTTTGGACATGATTATTTTGAAGATTTTGAAAAAAGATATGAAAAAGATCATAGAGACCCAATAACTACTGGATGGGCAGAATTAGATGAAGTTACTAAAGGAGGAATAGGTTTAGGCGAAATTTTCGTATATGTTGCTCCTCCAAGTCAAGGGAAAACTGCTAGACAGATTTTTACATCTTGTAAAAATCTTCAACAAGGAAGAAATGTTGTTTATTTTACATTAGAAATGTCTGAAGTAGAAATTGGTCAAAGATTTGACTCATGTTTATCAGAAATTCATCTGGAAAAATTAGCAGAAAATAAAGATGAAATACGAAAATGTTTAGAAGATTTACCAGGTAAATTAAAGATAATAGAAGAAGAGTATTGTTCAACTACTCCAAGACGTATATTCAATAAAGTAAAGAAATTAGAAGATTCAGGTTTTATAGTAGATTTGGTTGTAATAGATTATGCTGACGTTTGTGCTCCATCTAAATCTATGAAAGATGATGATGGTATAATAGGTGGTATTCATGTATACCAAGAAATGAAAACACTAACTCAGCGATATATGAAAAGAACTTTAACAGCCGCTCAGACAAATAGAGAAGGAGCTGAAACAGATATAATAACTCCAAAACATTTTGAAGGTAGATTTATGCGATTTAATCCATGTCATTTTGTTGTAGGATTTTCCAAATCAGGAAAAGTAGCTAATCTAAAAACAAGAATAGGCCCTTCATTTTTATTAAATGAAGAAAAAGATTTTGGTAGAGTATCCTCAAGATTGTATAAAGATAGTGCATCAGATATGGATACTATGGTTGACAGTGTTACAAAAGCGAAAAATACAAAATCAGTACAAGATGCATTAGCCGCATTCTTAACAAACAGGAGATAAACATGATTTCAGCAGAAGAAGCTTTAAAAGAAACATCTAAAAATAAAGAAAAACAAGATCAAGAATATTCTGCTAGTTTTCCTTTAGTATATGAAATTACTAAAAATAAATTAGAAGCAGATATAAAAGTTCAAATAAAAAATCTAAAAACACACGCCACTATTATTGTTCATGATTTAAAAATAGCAGATGTATTAAAACAAGAATGTGAAAATATAGGATATAAAGTTACTTTTCTACCAAAATCAAGAACGTTTACAGTAAAATGGTGAAATATGCAATTGAAAAAAGCTATAGATAATAGATGGGGAACTCCTTTTGATTTATTTAATAAAATAGAATTAGTATTAGGTAAATTTGATTTAGATGCAGCAGCAGAGAAAGAATGGAAAATGTGTGATGCTTTTATAGATGAAGATATGGATGCACTAAATCCAAAAACAGAATGGTCTGGTAATAACATATGGATAAATCCTCCATATGATTCCAAATCTCTAAAAAGATTTGTAGATAGAGCTCTAAAGGAAATAAAATTAGGCAAAAAAATAACATTACTTGTTCCTGTAAAATCAGAGCAATCCTGGTTTCAGAGTATACTAAAAAATGGAGCTGATTTGTTTTTTATAGAAAAAAGAGTTAAATTTAGAAGAAGAAATGGTTTACCTGCTATAAATGCTCAATTTCCTGTTGTACTGATTCATTTATCATCTAATATAACTACTATAAATGTGCGATTTCTTGACACTGTTTAAAATAAAATGAAACAATTACTATTAGAAAATAACATATTAGAAATTGATTATTGCGTACCATTTCAAAATGGTTTACGTATAATAATGTCTGGACAAAATTTTAAAGGAAAACCTTTTGGAATATGGAAAAAAATAGATTTAAATGGAAATATTATTAAAGAATTTTCGGAAAATCATATAGAGCATATTTATAGAATCACAGAAAAGGAGAATTGAACTTTGAATACATATACACAAGCTTTATCAGATTTTATAGTAACTAGCAAATATGCTAGATATGATGAAAATAAAAAAAGAAGAGAAATGTGGCAAGAATCCGTAGATAGAACATTATCTATGCATTTAGATAAATTTTCATGGCTTTCTATAGAAGAAAAAAAAGAAATAATAGAAGCTTTTGAAGCAGTTAAAAGAAAAGAAATTGTTCCTTCTATGAGAAGTTTACAATTTGGTGGAAAAGCAATATTAGCGCATAATTCCAGAAATTTCAATTGTTCAGTAAGACACGTTGATTCTATTCGCTCTTTTTCGGAAATATTTTATTTATTATTATGTGGATGTGGTGTTGGAATAGGTCTTCAACATAAATTTCTAAAAAGATTACCTAATTTAGTAACAGCAGAAGATAAAACAGGAACGGTATTAACATATGTAATAGAAGATACTATTGAAGGGTGGGCAGATTCAATAGAAGCTTTATTATCCTGTTATTTCAAAAATACCTCTCTCACAGGGCGTAAGATAGTATTCGATTATTCTAAAATACGAAAGAAAGGCGCTGTATTGAAAACTGGAGGAGGGCGAGCGCCAGGATACAAAGGATTAAAAAGAGCTCTTATAAAGATAAAATATTTATTAGATTTTATTATAGAAGATATGAATAGAACAGAAATGAATTCTATAAATGCTTATGATATATTAATGCATTTATCGGATGCTGTATTATCAGGAGGAATAAGAAGGTCCGCTTGTTCTGTAGTCTTTTTAGAAGATGATATAGATCTAACTAATTCTAAAACTTATTTTAAAGTATTAAAAAAAGGAAAATTCGAATATAACGAAAAAACAGAAAAATATGAAGGTTATGTTATAATCGATGATCCATGTTATCCTAATATGAAAATAGATGTAGAAATATCTGACAAATATGGAGATTTAGAATTATTAGATTCTCAAAATATTATTAGCTGGATAAATGTTTATCCACAAAGAGCTAGAAGTAATAATAGTGTATTACTTTTAAGAAAAGATTTAAATTTCGATAAATTTGTAAAAATATTTGAAAGAACAAAACAATTTGGAGAACCTGCTTTTGTATTTTCTAACAATGAAAATACATTATATAATCCTTGTTTTGAAATTGCTTTTCTACCAATATATGAAGGTCAATGTGGTGTTCATTTTTGCAATCTAAGCAGCATAAATGGTGCAAAAATTAAATCAGCAGAAGATCTATATAAAGCAGCTAAATATGCAGCTATAATAGGTACACTTCAAGCCTCATATACTGATTTTCCTTATTTATCTAAAGCGGCTAAATGGTTAACGGAAGAAGAAGCATTATTGGGAGTTTCTATTACAGGTATGATGGATAATCCATCTATTATTTTAGATCCAAATATTCAATTACAGGCGGCTACTATTGTAAAAGATATAAATAAAATATGGGCGGAAAAAATATTTATATCGCCTGCTGCAAGAACTACATGTATAAAACCAGAAGGAACTTCTTCTTTAGTTTTACAAAGTGCTTCAGGTATACATCCTCATCATGGAAGAAAATATTTTAGAAGAGTACAATGTAATAAAATTGATCCTGTATATTTACATTTCAAAAAATATAATCCTCATATGTGTGAAGAAAGTGTATGGTCTGCAAATAAAACAGATGATGTTGTTACATTTCCTGTTGAAATTTCAAAAGATGCAATTATTAAAGAAGATTTGACAGCTATTCAACATTTAGATATAATAAAAAGTACCCAGAAAAATTGGGTACACACAGGTAAAACTGAATATAACAAAAAAGATGTTGAAAATAATGTATCTTGCACTGTCATTGTAGATAAACATGAATGGGATGATGTCATTAAATATTTGTTTAATAACAAAGATTATTTTGCAGCAGTTTCATTGATAGGCAAATCTGGAGATAAAGATTATAAACAAGCTCCATTAGAAAATGTTACAACAGAAGAGGATCAAATTAAATGGAATAATATTATAAATAATTTTGTGCCTGTTGATTATTCTTTATTAAAAGAAACAACGGATCAGACAGCTTTGCAAGCAGAATTGGTTTGTGCCGGAAATCAATGTGAAATACCTATTTTATCTAACTAAAGCAGGCTATAATTTGACATATATGGGCATATAGCTAAATTGACAATAATAAGGGTGTGCGTATATATAGGTGCATCCTTATTATTAAAGGAGAAAATTATTATGTTAAAATTGACAGAAGTAGGTGCATGGGCAGGATTAGCCGCTTTAAATAATCCAAAAAAATATATTAAATTAGTAAAGGATTTATCATTAGATCGAATAGATATAATGATAAATGATGGTTCTACAAAAAAACCATTTCATTTATATAAATCAGAAGATGAATTGATTCGTATATTATCAGAGTTTAGTAAAGCAGACATTAAAGTATCTATAACAACATGGGCACAACCAGATTCTTCATGGACCGCAGGAATGGCAGTCGTAGGAAGAATTGCTACAAAAGCTGGTATAGATCAAGTAACATTAGACATAGAAGAATCTTATATAAATCCTTTAAAGAATAAATCTCCTGTAGAAATATTTACATGGAATGTTGGCATAGTAGGTACATTACGATCTCACTTTAATGGTGTTATAAATGTAGCTCCAATAGTCTACACTAATAGAAAAATAGTAGATGGTATATTACAAATGGTTGATCAAATAATTCCGCAATGTTACGCAACACTAAAAAATGTTCCTGGTTCTGGACATGATGGTAGTTTAGAAACAACTACTAAAAATTTATATAAAGGATTTGGAGCACCAATCGTAATTGGAATGGCTGCATGGAATTTAGAAGGAGCATATGGTAAAAATGCAAAAGATGCATTTGAAACTTCACTGCTAACAATCCTAAAACTAGGATATTCAGAAATACGAATATGGAGATTAGAATTTATAAATAAAGATATATTAGACATAATTAAAAAATACAAATGAGGTTTTAATGTTAAAAAGTTTAAAAAAAATATTTACTAGAAATCCTATTCTTAAGAAAAAAGAAATAATAGTAGATGGTAAAGAAATTACATATTTTGTAAACGATAGAGATAAAATAGATTCTAAATATTTTTCTCTTACACCAATATCAATAGATATTAGAAATGCGACTGTACACTCTACTAAGAAAAATATTTGGACATATAAAGAAGTAAAAGTTTATTATAGAAATACATTAATATTCACATATTTAAGAAAATATCCAAGTTATGCATTAACTACTTTTTCTCCATTTTTTAAAGATAATACTTGGTATTTTCTTTATTCGGATAATTATACTCAAATTAGATGTGGTAAAATATTACCAGATTTAAGTGTACAAATAATAGCCGAAACATATTCTGATTCTTTTAGTTTTTGTCCAGTAGAAATATATAATTTCTTTTACAAAAATTATACATATTCTACAATTAAAGGTGAATTAGAGCACTTTACCTTATCAAATTGTGGAATTACTGAGGAAAAATATGAAAAAGAAGGATTTACACAAGATGCTATTATATATCCTAATTTTGCATTAATTAGCGGATGTATTTGGGGAGATGATTCTTCTTGGAAATTAAGAATTTTAGATCTTTCTGAAATAGAAAGAGGTAAACTTACTTCTCCAGATATCTATTATAATAAATATTCCTCTTTGGATTTCACTTATGTGCAATTAGCAAATACTATTAAAGACTCAGTTACTGACATATCTATATTGGATAATGAATTACTATCCTGTGATTATAAAACAATAGAACGTGTGAAATGTACACCATTATCTAAAAAAGAAGATATTCCAACTAATGTCCAGTATCTATTGGATATATAAAGGTAATATGGGATCCAAGTTTAAAATAACAATCTTATATATGAATTGAAAATTTTAGATAAAACACGAAAAGAGCGACGAGATTTACTTGATAAATTAAAGGAGTAACACATGATTAAATTTATAGACATATTACAGGGTTTGCAAACGGGGGATGAAGGCAAAGGAGCTGTTGCTTATTCTTTATGTAAAAAATCAGAATATGATATATGTATGAGAGTTGGAGGTGGGTCTAATGCTGGACACACAATTTATCATAATGGTAAAAAATTTGTTACGCATCAAGTGCCAACTGGTATTTTTCATGGTAAAATATGTATAATAGGAAATGGGTGTGTTGTCAATTTATCCAAATTGGAACAAGAGATTCAAGATCTAGAAGCTGCTGGGATTCAAGTAAAAGGTAAATTATTTATAGCAAATAATGCCCACATAGTTATGCTAAATCATGTAACAGAAGAACTAAATGAATCAAAAATAGGCACAACAAAACAAGGTATTGGCCCTTGTTATAGGGATAAATATGCTAGAAAAGGTATAAGATTTGAAAATTTAAATACTAAATTTACTACAATAGATACACCAGATTATACATATAATAAAATTATTAATAAAGATGGAGAAGATAATTTTTCTAATTTTGAAGAAATGAAAATAGATTTATATGATTTTCTATTCAAAAATGCGAAAGAATATGGAATTTTAGTAGAAGGTGCTCAAGGTTTTTATCTAGATATAGATCATGGTGATTATCCATATGTAACATCTTCTCATGCTTCTGTTGCTGGAGCTTTACTAAATTGTCTACCTTTCACAAAGATTAGAAAAATTTATGGTGTCATAAAAGCATATGAAACATACGTAGGTGCTAGAGAGTTTCAACCAAAAGACCCTATATTTAACAAATTAGGTGATTTAGGTATGGAGTACGGTGCAACTACAGGAAGACGCAGACAATGCAATTGGTTAGATATATCTAGATTAATAAAGGCAATAAATATAAATTGTGTTAATAGATTAATCGTATGTAAAATGGATATATTAAAACAGTTAAACGATGAAGAAAATAATCAGTATTGGAAAATACTTGAATCTTTAGATAATAAAGTAACAATGTGGTTAGAACATTCAATAGAAAACGAAGAAAATTTTAAAATATTTTTAGAAAATAATGTAATAACTAAAACTCAATATCTAAGACTAGATGATTTTCAGTATAAATATGGTCCAGATGAAGATATAAATATATGAAATTTAAAATTGGTCAACAAGTATTATGCAATTATTACGATCAATGGTTTGTAGGTCATATTTATGAGTATGAAAAAGAAACAGACTCATATTGGATTGAATATGAATCCTATTATACTATTTCAGATTATGAAATGTGTGTATGTAAACTACATAAATCTCAAATACAATCAATAGATTAAAATGAATTCTAAAATAAAAAAAAATGGTCTTGGGAAAGATTAGATAGAGAAGATCCATATTATATATTTTCCATAAATGATGAAAGATTAGCTGTTGTTTCTTTTATGGGCGACCATGTGGAACGTCCTGATTATTGGCATATAGTTTTCAAAAATGAATTTGATAGAGGTTCTTCATATAGTTTTCAAAACGCTATTGAAGAAGTGGAAGAACATTATGGAATAAGAGTGAGTGAAACATGAGAACACAAAAAATTATAGAGAAAAAACAATTTGTTATAGATGAAATATTATGTAATATTTGTAGACAAAATTGTATCAATTTATCTAATTCTAATGAAATTGATGGAATTCATGGATACATGGAAATAAATAAATTGGCATCATGGGATACTTGGGAATTCGATATTTGTCGTAAATGTTTAGAAGACAAAATTTTTCCAATGTTTGCAATTCCTCTAACTTCCGACGAAGAAGACTAATATGCATAGAAATACTAAACCTGTTTGTAATGAAAGAGATTCTGATTCTAAAAGTTACAAAATAACAAGAATTGTTTACGAAGAACAGCTTGAAATAGCTGACATACTAACTAACTTAAATAAAAGAGGAAAATAATGTCAAGAATAATTGTTGGACATCATGCAAATTGTAATGACGGATTCGGAGCAGCATATGTTGCCTATCTTCACTACAAAAAATTAGGAATATTAGATCAAGTAGAATTTGTTCCAATCAATCCAAAATCAACTCCAGATATAGATGTTACAGGATGTAATGTTGTTATTTTTGACACATGTTTAGATAAAGAATCTCTTCATAAATGGAATGAATTAGCTTTATCTTTCAAAGTTATAGATCATCATATTTCAAATCAAAGAGAATTTGGACATTTATCATATTGTCATTTTGACATGAGTCATTCAGGATGTGCTTTAGCTTGGAGATATTACAATCCAGACGTTGAACCTCCTTGGTGGGTTAACTATATTGAGGATAGAGATTTATGGACAAAGAAGCTTCCAATGCATGAAGAAGTTTGTGCATTGCTGTTATCTTTAGAACCTACGTTTCAAACGTATGATGAGATTGCTGCTATGACTGTAGAAGAAGCAGCAGAAGCTGGTAAATTTATAGCAAAAGCAGACAGAGCTAAAATCAATAGAGCTGTAGAAGGATCAAGCACTACAATGCGTATATCTTTCTTAGGATATGATAATATTCCTTGCATAAATAATGCAAACTTTCAAAGTGATATTGGTAATTTGTTAGCTAAAGACGGAGAGTTTGGAATTGTTTGGTATGCAGGAGAATCTGCAACAGATGGAAAATATGCTCAATTGTCATTGAGAAGTATTGGAGATTTTGATGTAGCTGTATTAGCTGCTAGATTTGGCGGCGGTGGTCATGCGAATGCCGCTGGTTGTCGTATTCCTTTACGCGAATGGATGAAAATTTTACTGTCATGACAAAAGAAGATATTATATGGTTTGCTGGATTATTTGATGGAGAAGGGTTTACAACAGCAATAGATATTGTAACTGTTAATTCTAATATAGAATTGGGTTCTTATGGAATAGGTTCATATGAAAATTATAAATGGGTATATGGAACAGGTTTGGCGGAACCTAGATTAAGTCAGGCAAAAATATATGAATAAACCAATTAATCTTGATTATAAAACTATATTCAATTTAAATGATAAACTTAGATTTGAAGATAATTTAAAAAAATGCTTTGAAAAAGCAAATATTGAAAAAGAAAATAATTTGTTTATTCCTATATTTTATGTTCATGATGAAATTATTATAGTAGTTCCAATAAACACTTTAGGATATTTAGATGAAACTAAAATACATAATAAAAGGTAATAAAAAAGAAAAATTATTGACTCTAAATAAAAAGTTTCCTGATATAACTAAAGATGATTTTATAAAAACAGATAAATTTAATAATTTCATTATTGCGAAATATACTGATGATGGAGATTGTTATGTAGAGATTACTCTGTCTCAAGAAGAATTATCTTTATTAAGATATTAAAATTATAGTAGAATAGGAATAAAAATGAAAAAGAAACTATTCACGATCACGGCTAATGATTGCGTTTGGACATATTATAGAGGATCAGGTCCAGGCGGTCAGAAAAAGAACAAAACTAGTAATTGTGCTAGAGTAATACATGAACCATCTGGCGCGATAGGTAAAGGTGAACAAGGTCGCTCTCAATTAGAAAATAGAAAAATAGCATGGAAACAAATGGCAAATAGTTCAGAATTTAGAAACTGGTGTATAAACAAAGCCTATGAAATTTCAGGGGATGCTAAACATATAGAAAAGAAAGTGGAATTTGAATTATTATCTAATACATTAGTAGAAATTGAATCAGAGGATGGTTGGGTTCCAGGTCAACAAATAACAGAACAAGATATTAAAAATACTAAGGA